ACTGGTAGTGGAGCTGATAAAGTTTTAGCAAAAGATGATACTTTTAACCCACCACAAGGTATGGAGGGTGAGTACGCTAAACTGCAAAGATCTGTAGAGTGTTTGTATGAGGGAGCTTTAATACTTGGTACTAAAAAATTACTTAAGTGGGAAATGTCTAAAAACATGATGCGACCTAAGAGTGATTTTACTAAAGTAAAAATGAACTACGCTATTGTTGCGCCACGTATGTACAAAGGAAGAATAGAGTCTTTGGTTGGTAGAATTACTGGTTTTGCTGACATGATACAGCTTACACATTTAAAGCTACAACAAGTAATGTCTCGTATGGTACCTGATGGTGTTTATTTAGATGCTGATGGACTTGCGGAAATAGATTTAGGCAATGGTACTAATTATAGTCCACAAGAAGCGTTAAACATGTTTTTCCAAACAGGATCTGTTATTGGTAGATCATTTACTTCAGAAGGTGATATGAATCCAGGTAAAATACCTATACAAGAAATACAATCAGGTTCTGGTAGTGGTAAAATGCAAACTTTAATTCAAACATATAATTATTATTTACAAATGATAAGAGATGTGACTGGATTAAACGAGGCTAAAGATGGTAGCACACCAGACAAGTATTCTTTAGTTGGTGTACAAAAACTAGCTGCGGCTAATTCTAACACAGCAACAAGACATATACTACAATCAGGTTTGTTTTTAACAAAAGAAGTTTGTCAATGTTTATCAATGCGAGTTTCAGATATATTAGAGTATTCGCCAACAGCAAACGCTTTTATACAGCAAATAGGATCTCATAACGTTGCTACATTAAAAGAAATGTCACAACTACACTTATATGACTTTGGTATATTTATCGAGCTTATGCCTGATGAAGAAGAAAAAGCAATGCTTGAAAACAATATTCAACAAGCGTTATCTCAACAAGGTATTGATTTAGAAGATGCTATTGATCTTAGAGAAATAAAAAGTATTAAACTTGCTAATAGATTGTTGAAGATAAGACGTAAGAAGAAAAAAGAAGAAGATCAAAAAATGCAACAAGAAAATATAAAAGCTCAATCAGAAGCTAATATACAAGCTCAAAACGCTGCAGCAATGATGGAAGTTAAAAAGAACGAGGCGGTTACTATGAGTCAATTGCAGTTAGAAGAAGCAAAGGCTAATTTTAAAGCTAAATTTTTAGAACAAGAAGCAGCTATAAAAAAGGATTTAATGGAACATGAGTTTAAACTTAACATACAATTAGAGCAAGTTAAAAATGAATCTGTTAATGGTAAAGAAAAAATGAAAGAAGATCGTAAAGACGAAAGAACTAAAATACAAGCTTCTCAACAAAGTGAACTAATAGATCAAAGAAATAATGGTAAAGCACCTAAAAGTTTTGAGTCTACAGGTAATGATAACTTAAGAGGAACAAGTATTTAGAATTTATTAACTATTATTATATTATATTATGGAACAAAACGTAGAAAACGTAGTTGAAGAAACTACACAAGACCAAGTTGTCGAAACAAAAGCTGATGAATCTAAATTTGATTCCGCTGGAGACGACACTATTTTAAAAGTAGATTTAAGTCAACCACCACCAGAACCAACACAAGATGAAATTAAAGAAAATAACCCTAACAACGAGGGAGTGGTTACAAAGCTTGATAATGCCGAGTCCACAGAAAAACAAGAAGAAATACAACCGCAAGAGCAAACACAAGAAGCTCCAGTATTAGAAGAAGTTACAAACGAAGAAGTTAAAGAGCAAGCAGAAGAATTAACTGAAGAGATAATAGAAGCTCAAGAAACTGGAAAAGCTTTACCAGAGAATTTACAAAAAGTTGTAGATTTTATGGAAGACACAGGCGGAAGTCTAGAGGATTATGTAAAACTTAATCAAGATTATGCTAGCTATGACAATGACACGTTGTTAAGAGAATATTATAGCAATACAAAACCTCATTTAGACAATGAAGAAATAAGTTTCTTAATGGAAGATCAGTTTTCATATGATGAAGACGCTGACAATGAAAGAGACATAAAAAGAAAAAAATTAGCATTAAAAGAGCAAGTTGCCGATGCTAAGGCCCATCTGGACAGGCAAAAGTCCAAATACTATGAAGAAATTAAAGCCGGATCGAAACTCACTACTGAGCAACAGAAAGCAGTTAATTTTTTTGATAGATATAATAAGGAGTCGGAAGAAAGTCAAAGAATAGCAGAAAAAGGTAAAAATGTATTTGTAGAAAAAACTAATCAAGTATTTAACAACGAATTCAAAGGTTTTGATTATAACGTTGGTGATAAGAGATACAGATATAATGTTAAAAATCCTGATAGCGTGAAACAAACTCAAAGTGACATTAATAATTTTGTTCAAAGATTTACTGATAAAAACAACGGACAAATTAATGATGCTAAAGGTTATCACAAATCATTATTTACAGCTATGAACCCAGATGCTATTGCTAATCATTTTTACGAGCAAGGTAAGGCTGACGCTATGAAAAATAGTGTTGCTAAATCTAAAAACGTTAGTATGAATCCTAGACAGTCGTTTAGTAATGAAAATACTAGTGGCATGAAAGTAAGAATAGTTAACAATCAACTTTCTGATACGGCAACTTTTAAATTTAAAAATAAAAATAAATAAATAATTAAAAAAACATTAAAAAATGTCAATTACTAGAAGAACGTCGTTTCAAGCTGCACCAGTGCAAGCTGTTACGTCGCAAAATTACTTAGACATCCAAAACAACGGATGGGCACAGCAATACCTACCTGACTTAATGGAAAAAGAAGCTGAGGTTTATGGAAAAAGAACTATCTCAGGTTTCTTATCTCAAGTTGGTGCGGAAGAAGCTATGTCAGCTGATCAAGTTATTTGGTCAGAACAAGGTAGATTACATCTATCTTACGAGTGTGATATGGTAGACGTTACAGCAAGTACAATTAATATTACTAAAGATATTGATGGTGTTGCTCAAACAACTACACACGGTATTAGAGTTGGTGATCAAGTATTGATCGCTGGAGGTGGACAAACTGTTACGGCTCGTGTAAGCGTTGCTGCTGCGGGTGCGCAAGTTATTACAGTGCAACCGTATAGATTTGCACACATGACAAATGCAGGTTTTGCTAATGGAGACAATACATGTACTATACTAGTATTTGGTTCTGAAAACGCAAAAGGAGTTGCATACGTAGGAGGTAGATCTAATGAGCCATCTTTCACTACATTTACAAACAAGCCAATCATTTTAAAAGACATGTATGAGGTTTCAGGATCTGATGCTGCTCAAGTTGGTTGGGTTGAAGTTTCTGGTGAAGAAGGACAAAATGGTTACTACTGGTACTTAAAAGCTGAAGGAGATACAAGAGCTAGATTTACTGATTACTTAGAAATGAGTATGATTGAATCAGAGTTAGTTGCTGCTGCTTCTGCTATTGCTCTACCAACTGATGGTGGTGCAGGTACTGCGGGTACTGAAGGATTATTTGCTGCAATCAGATCAAGAGGTAATCAAACTTCAGGAGTTACGGGTACTAACCCTTCTACTGATTTTGCTGAATTTGATTTAATCTTAGCTGAATTTGACAGAAATGGTGCTATTGAAGAAAACATGATGTTTGTAAATAGAGGAACTTCTCTTGCAATGGACGATATGTTAGCTTCATTAAACTCTGGTTATTCTGGTGGTACTTCTTACGGAGTATTTAACAACTCAGAAGACATGGCTTTAAATTTAGGTTTCTCTGGTTTCAGACGTGGATCTTACGATTTCTACAAGTCTGACTGGAAATACTTAAACGATTTAGCTACTAGAGGTGGTATAAACAATTCTGCTACTGCAGGTGAAGATATTAGAGGGGTTGTTATACCAGCTGGTACTTCTTCAGTTTATGACCAACAATTAGGTAAAAACCTTAAGCGTCCTTTCTTACACGTAAGATATAGAGCTTCTCAGTTAGAAAGCAGAAAAATGAAGACATGGGTTACTGGTTCCGTTGGAGCTGCTACGTCTGATCTTGATGCAATGACTGTAAACTTCTTATCAGAAAGATGTTTAATTACACAAGGTGCTAACAATTTCATGTTAATGAACTAAGCACAAAACTTTAAAAGAACCGGGGCTTCGGCCTCGGTACTTTTATTTTTATTAATTTATATTATATTATATTATGGCAAAAAAACAAACAAAAGCTTACGCTGGTGATCCTGGCGATGAGCACGTAGAAAAAATAGCACCGGTTATGGAAACACCAAAACCAACAAGAGTAGAACCAAAAAGTCAAAAAACAAATGACGGCTGGAAAATACAAGATAGAACATATCTTTTAACAGACGGTTCAAAACCTTTAAGTAAGTCAATAAAAAGTGCAGGTATATATCACTTTGATGAAAATTTAGGTTATGAAAGAGAAATGAAGTATTGTGAAAATCAAAAAACTCATTTTGTTGATGAAATGAAAGGAGAAATGAGATTATCTCACATTGTATTTAGAGCTGGTGTTTTATTTGTTCCTAAAAACAAAGTTACACTACAAAAACTTTTAGCGTTACATCCTTACAACGGTAAAGTTTTTTATGAATTAAAACCTCAAAAAATAGCAGAGTTCGAAGTTGAAAGTATTGAAATAGAAATAGAAGCTTTAAACGCTGCTCAAGCCTTAGACATTGACATGGCTGAAGCAGTTATGCGTGTAGAACTAGGTTCTAGAGTCACTAAGATGAGTTCTAAGGAACTTAAGCGAGATTTACTATTATATGCTAAGAGAAACCCTAGTTTGTTCTTAGAATTAATAAACGACGAGAACGTACATCTTAGAAATATAGGTATTAGAGCTACTGAAATGGGATTGTTAAAACTATCACAAGATCAAAGAACTTTTTCTTGGAAAGATACTAATAGAAAATTAATGAACGTACCATTTGATGAGCATCCATATTCAGCTTTAGCCGCTTGGTTTAAAACTGATGAGGGTATGGAAATCTTCACAAATATAGAAAAAAGATTGAAGTAAAAACCTTGTAGAAGCGGTCGCTCTACGGGGCGATCGCAAACTACAAACAAAAAAGAAATATGGCGGTAAATATAGATACAGTATATCAAAGAGTTTTAGCTTTAGCTAACAAAGAACAAAGAGGTTACATAACGCCTCAAGAATTTAATTTACATGCCAACCAAGCTCAGATGAATATTTTTGAGCAATATTTTTATGACACTCATCAGTTTCAAGCTACTCAAAAAGGTAACAGCACAGAGTATTCTGATATGATAGATTTATTGTCAGAAAAAATTAGTCCTTTTGAAAAATACAAAGTAGCAGTTAGTATGTCAGGTAACACTGGTACGTTGGCAACTGATCTTTATAGATTAGGAACTGTATTTTTTGCTGTTGGTGGTACAAAAGATGTTGAAGTTGAAAGAATAGAAAAAAACGACTTTGCATATATAGAGAACTCACCACTAGCATCACCCACAACAAACAGACCTGTGTACAATCGTACGTCAGCAGCAACAATAAAAACTTTTCCCTCAGCAACTATAACATCTAACGTTACACATAACTATATAGCTAAGCCCGCAAAATGTGAATGGGCGTACGTAGTTGTAAACGAAAAAGCTTTGTATAATGGAAATCAAGCTGTAGACTTTGAGTTACACGCCTCTGAAGAAGAAAGTTTAGTTATAAACATATTGGAGTTATCAGGAATAACAATTAACAAACAAGGTTTAGTGCAAGTAGCTTCTAATATGGAAGCTTCAAACATACAACAAGAAAAACAATAATAAATGGGATTACTAGGAACTACATCACAACAAACATACCAAAACTCTGGTGACCTTGGAAGTTATCAATACACTTCTCTTGAAGACATTATAAATAATTTTATAGTTGGATATGTTGGTGAAAACAAATTAATAGGTAAAGTAAGAAGAACAGATGTTGCTTTTCACGCTCAAAGAGGATTAGCAGAATTAAGTTATGATACTTTACGATCTAGAAAATCACAAGAAATAGAAATAGCACCAAGTTTAAAAATGATGCTACCACAAGATTACGTTAATTATGTAAAAATATCATGGCATGATACTAATGGTATGGAAAGAATATTATACCCAGCTTTAAACACAAGTAATCCTACAGCTATATTGCAAGACGGTAATTACGATTACAGTTTAGATAGTGGTGGTAACTTACAGGTTGCAAGTGAATCTGATACTTGGAAAGCATTTAAAGCAACAACACCTAGCTCAACAGGTAATTTAGACGCAGACTCAGACTACTATGCCGATATGTTTAGCGGTAGGTTTGGGCTAAGTCCTGAAAAAACTCAAGCTAATGGAAATTTTTATATAGATTACGCATTAGGTTTTATACATTTTAGTTCAAACTTGAATGGTGAAACTGTTACTTTAAAATATGTAAGTGATAGTTTAGGTGTTGACGGTGATCAAATTGTTCATAAATTTGCTGAAGAAGCTTTGTACAAACACATTGCTTACGCATTGATATCAGCATCAGCTACAGTTCAAGAGCATGTAATTAGAAGATTTAAAAAAGAAAAGTTTGCAGCTACAAGACAAGCTAAATTAAGACTGTCAAATATTAAATTAGAAGAAATTGCTCAGGTAATGAGAAACAAATCTAAAAGAATAAAACACTAAAATATGGCTGAGTTAAAGCATAATTTTACTAAAGGTCGAATGAACAAAGATGCTGACGAAAGATTAGTATCTAACGGTGAGTATAGAGACGCTATGAACATTGAGGTTTCTACCTCTGAAGATTCTGATGTTGGTACTATACAAACAACTTTAGGTAACACTTTAAAATCAGCTACTGGAACAACTACTGCTTTTACAGTTGGATCTATTGTAGATCACAAAACAAACAAAGTGTATTGGATGGTTCATAATGATCAAGCCAATATCACTACAAGCGGTATTACTAAAGATATGATTGTTGAGTACAACCCTACAACAGAAACAAATAAATACGTTTTTGTTGATATTTGGAAGGTTGTAACCTCAATAGGAACGTCTAATGGTGGTGCCGTTAAATATTTATATATAGCTCTTGGTGGTAGTACGGCAACTAATAATATTACTGGTATTAGAAAAGGTATGCAAATTATAGGTACTTTTAACAATATAGTTTATGGAGCAAACTCACAACAAAACGTTTATGTTGAAGACATAGAGTTTGATGCGGTTAATGGTTGGAAAATAATTTTAAACAGAACTGTACAAACTGTTGCTGGTGAACAAATAACTTTTACAACAGAAAGATGTTTAAATTTTTCAAGAAATAGATTAATAACAGGTATAAACATTGTTGATGATATGTTGTTTTGGACCGATGGAGGTTCAGAACCTAAAAAAATAAATATCATAAGAAGTATAAAAGGTACTGGTGGTTCTAGAACTTTAAATACAAATGCAACAACTACTTTTGATGGAGACAATTTTAATCATCACACTAGACTTGTTATCGATGACATAGACAATGCGCCTGGAATATATGAAGTTGTTACAAATAGATTAGCTACATATCCTGTTTTTTGTAAAGAATCACACTTAACAGTTCTTAGACCAGCACCTCAAACAGTATTACAGTTGGAAATGTCTAGAACCTCTTATAATAGAGGTAATGGGGTTACTGGCGCGGTTAATAGAACTGATGCTCAAGCAAATATACAGTTTTTTGACCCATTAATTACAACAGAACCATTAGCAAGTGGTAGCATGGTACAAGTTACTTTTGATCAAGCGCCTGACTATAGAGTAGGAGATTATATAATAATAACAAACGACACAACCGTTTTACCAACAGACTACAAAGATTATAAAGTTAGATGTAAAATATCTCAAATACCAACTGGTCATACTAATAATAATTTAATGTTTGGAATATTTGAGTTAGAAATAATTACAATTTCTCAAGAATTAGTTTATAACGCTAGTGGTGAGCAGTTTTTCACTTTGTTAGAACAAAAAGATTCTGTGTTTGAATTTAAATTTCCTAAATTTAGTTATAGATATAAATATACCGATGGTGAGTATTCGGCTTTTGCACCTTGGTCTGAAATAGCTTTTTTAGCTGGTAGTTTTGATTATGAACCTAAACACGGTCACAATTTAGGTATGACAAACCGTCTAAAATCTTTATGTTTAAAAAACTACGTACCAGAACCTGGAGAGATCGGCGCATCAAGACCTGGTGATGTTATTGCTATAGATATTTTATACAAAGAATCTAACAATACAAACATATACACTGTTAAAACAATAACTTCAAATGACAATCACCCTGTTTGGCCTGATCTCGCTACAAGAGCTTACGCAAGAGGAGAGTTAATTATTGACACAGAAATGATACATGCTGTATTGCCATCTGATCAATTTTTAAGACCTTTTGATATTGTTCCAAGAAAAGCTAAATCTCAAGAAGTAACTGGTAATAGACTTGTTTATGGTAACTACACACAGAATTATAATGTTGATGAAATTATAAATATTGAAACAACACTACAAGTAGGAAGTTTTTCTACACACAGTGATACCGGAGAAAAATCTGTAAAATCATTAAGAGATTATCAAGTTGGAGTTGTTTACTTAGATAAGTACGGTAGAGAAACGCCAGTTTTAGTTGGGCCAGAAAAAGGATTTAAAAGAGTTGGTAAAGTATTTAGTGATAACTTTACAAAACTAAGAGCTAGACTTACAAACACACCACCATCATGGGCTAAAGGGTTTAAGTTTTATGTAAAAGAACCTTCTAATGAGTACTATAACTTAGCAATGGATAGATGGTATAATGCTAAAGATGGTAATATATGGATAAGTTTTCCTTCTTCAGAAAGAAATAAAATTGATGAAGATACTTTTTTAATACTTAAAAAATCTCACGCTAAAAACAAGTCTGTATCTGACGATGAAGCTAGATATAAAATACTTGCTATAGAAAGCGAAGCGCCAGAGTTTATAAAAAAAGTAAGAAAGAACTTAGGCGAAATGTTTGACAACAGCGCTAGAGAACACGTTGGTAACGGTGGTGATGGATTTCCTTTTCCAGGTTTTAATTACGTAGAAGTACCTTATGCTGCTTTAAACAATAGTAGTATTGTTGATATAGATGCTTCTGGAACTGTAAACCCTAAATCACCACACTTACAAGACAATCTTTTTTTACGCGTAGGTGGTCCTGACAATCTTAGTGCAGAGTATGAAATTGTTGGTATTTCTAACACTGGTCAAGGTGGTAACTATAAGTTTAGATTAAACAAGCGTTTAGGTGATGATTTAGAATTTACTTCAACAGACGGAACATATGGTAATAGAATTAGCGGTTTGTTTATACAGTTGATACAATACAGAATAGAGAACAAAGCAGAGTTTGATGGTAGGTTTTTTGTCAAAATAAATCAAGACCAAGTAATAAGAACAAATGTTATTGGTGATAAAATAAACTCTGAGGACATGATTGTTTATTCAGCAAGACATCTTAGGTATGTAAAATCTAAAGCAACACACCCAAACCATGCTGGTATGCCTAACTCAAATCAGTGGCACGGTACTAATAACTTTAATAGAGCTTGGGGTGGTATTGGTGGTGTTAGTGACCACGAAGACATACATAAAAAACTAGATGTTAATGGTTATTCATATTGGAAAGGTTTTATAAAGTTTAATAGAAATGGTAACGGTAGTAAGTTTTTTATTGACGAAGATAGTATAGTCACTATAGGTCCAGATGGATCTCCTGTTAGTTCTAATTTAGCAACTGGTGATATGGCTACTAAAGCTTATTGCTTTCCAAATATTACAAACTCAGATAGTTTAACTAAACATGATGGGCAGAAAAACACTGGCTATGGCGGTAACAGTGCTAAGTATCCAAAAGGAGTACACCAAGGCGCTAATGAACCTGTTGGTAGTAGAATAGATATATCTTGGGTAGGTTATGAAGATACTAATTACCCACAAAACAGTCCACCAGTTTTTTGGAGCCAACACGGTCAAGATATTGCTCCGGATGATTATGAGTTTTCAAAAGAGTGGTTTCAAATAGGTACTAAATTTAGATTTGCAGGAGATGATGATGAAACTGTTTATACGGTTAAAGACTATCGACATGAGTTTGGTCTTAGAAACTTTCAGACTGTAAACGGTAATGTTACATCATCTAATAGAAACAAAGGTTCGGTTTATAGAGACAAGTGGACTTTACAAGTAGAACCACCTATAGTAAGAACAGCTAGTGGTTTTTACCCTACAGACATAAGACATGATGGTACACAAAACCAATTAGTTGAACTTGTTAGAACACACTCTGAGTATGGTGTAACACAATTTACTGATAATCCTGGTATTTTTGAAACAGAACCAAAAAAAGATGTTGGTTTAGATGTTTACTACGAAGCTAGTGTTACATACCCAACACAAATAACCTCTGACACAAATGAAATGTTTGCGCCTATAGGATCAACGGTAAGTGTTTTACCTAGTGCTGGTGCAACTGTCTCTGCTGGTTGTAAAGTGTTTAGCTGGAGTGATAATACTGTTACATTAGACGGTAGCGTTACTGATCCTAACCAAGGAGAAATACTCGTGTTTACTAGACCTGACGGTGGAACTGTACAAGCTAAAGTTGAAGCTATTTCAGCATCTACACAAGGTGGAGGAATAACTGTTGCTACTGGCTTGACAATGTATAGAGACGTTAGTAATCAAAGATTTACATTAGGATATACAAATTGTTTTGCTTTTCCACAAGGAGTAGAATCTGATAGAATTAGAGATGATTTTAACCAAATTACAATAGGTAAAGGAACTAAAGCTTCCACTGTGTTAGC